ATCTTACTGAAGATGAAATAGATGAGATGGTAGCAGAGATGCAACCAGAAGCTGAAGCACCAGCACCATCATTAGGAGATATATTAGGTAGCTGATGGCTTATAGTTCAGACAGATTCGCCAATAAGTACGAAGCAGCTTTGAATAAGATTGCAGCTCTATATGCCAGAACGATTGATTCTGGTGCAGATGTGAGTCAGTTGTTGGTTGCTGTTGGCAATATTGATTTCAAAGATTTGTTTGAGAATCAACTTGGATTTAATAGAGAGTTGCAAAGTGTGGCTAACTCTTATCTGGATGCGTTAAGAGATATGGATGGCTTTGCTGATGTAGATGAAACTGTATTAAGAGCATTAGTAGAAAGCGATTTAAATGTATATCGTTCTAAGTTTGATAATACTTATGTGCAGATGAAGAGTTTGTTTACTGACTCTGTTATTAATGGCTTACCAAGAGAAGCGTTTGTGGATCAATTAACAAAAGGTCAGTTCGGTGTATTATCTAAATCACAAGCAGAATCCTTATATAACGATTCACTTGCTAAGTTCAATAGATCGGTTATTAAGCAAATGGCTAAGAACGCACCAGCTAATCTTCAATATGTATTCACAGGCCCAATAGATACTAGAACATCAGATGTTTGTATGCAGATTCTTGCAGCTGGGCCAATGACACTTTCCCAGATCAATAGTAGGTTTCCAGGTACGTTTGAGAATGGTGGACATTTTAATTGCAGGCATCAGTTCAGAAGATTTACAAGTAGAGGAATGTATAAGCAGAATAAGATCGAACAAGTATTTGAAAAGAGAGATTTAACACAGAGAACAAGTTTATAATGGCTAGAGTAAAACCACTTAATAAAATTGCAGATATTAAACTCACAACCTTAGAGGATATTGCTGATGCTTCTGCTAATGAAGTAAGAGGTCAGGTAAGAGATAAGGGTGTAATAAAAGGAAAGTATTCACCAAAGTATGCAGAACTTAAATCAAGAAAAGGTAGAGCATCAAGGCAGACATCATATATTGATTTAACTTTTAGTGGCAATACGTTAGATAGCTATATGAGGATTGATGGAGAGTCTAATAAGAAAAAACAAGTTGTAGGTTTCACAAGCAAGGAAGCTGCAAACATAGCAAGAGGATGGGGTAATAAGGGATACAACCTATTTCAATCATCGGTAATAAAAGCCATTGAAAAGAAGATAGATAATGCTATTGGAAAAGAATTGAAAAAAAACTTTGATCAGGCATCTGGTCGAATAACAATAACAATATAACTCACTAAAGAGGTTACAAATGTCAGAACAAGAAGTCAAAGCTCAAGACGTAAAAGAAGAGCCAGTCGTTAATCAAGACGTAAAAGAAGATTCCGTAAGCAGCACCGATAAAGCTGAAGATTATAGTGTTCCAGGAAAGCGTTTTAGAGAACTTAACGATGCAAAGAAAAGCCTTGAAAATGAATTGATGACACTAAGAGGTGAACTCAAGAAAAAAGAAGTTGCTGAAGCTGAAGAGAAAGAAGATTGGAGAAATCTCTATGAAGAAACAAAATCTGAAAGAGATAAGTTCCAAGCTGATGCTAAGAAGTTTCAAGCGATTGAACAATCAAGGAAAGAAAGATTGCTCGAGAGTTTTCCAGAGAATTTAAGGGAGAAAATGTCTGCTTTGGATTCCGATACTCTGGAACAAATGAAAACAGAATTTAATAATAAAGTTCCTCAAACAGATAGTAGTGGAGGTGGCGTTTCTGGTGGGAAGGTTTTAAGTTGGAAAAACTTATCTCCTGAAGATCGGAAAAAGAACTTTGCTGATATTATGAGAAGGAAAAAATAAGGATAAGGTAAAATGGCTGAAGTAACAACCACAACTGCTGCTGTATTTATCCCTGAGGTGTGGGAAGAAGCAATTCTTAACTACGCTGAAAGACAATTTAGAATTAAGAATCAAGTAACGAATGTTTCAGATGTTGCAAGTGGAGATACAGTTCATGTACCTCGTGTAAGTGAAGAAACTGCTGCTACTTTAAGTTCTGGTTCTGCTGTGTCATTTGGGGCAAATACAGATGGCGAAATACAAATCTCAATGGATACTCACATTGTTGAGGGAAAAAGAATTGGCGACCTTGTAAGAGTTCAAAGCTCATACGATCTCTTCAATCTTTACTCTCGCTCAATGGGATATGCTGTTGCTAAAAAAGTAGAAGCTACACTTGCTGCACTTATGCAGACTGTAACTGCTAATGACGTAACTCTTGGAAGTGATAACACTTTCACAACTGCTAAAGTTCGTGAAGGGCTTCAGAAGATGTTAGATGCTGGTGTTGATTACACTAACGGAGATACATTCTTCTACACATCTCCAGCTGGTTATATGAGCTTGGCATCTCTTGGTGAGTTCATTGATTACGAGAAGCGTGGACCAGAAGCTGGTGGCAACGCAAATGTAAATGGAATGGTGAAGCAGATCTACGGAATGGAAACATACGCTTCAACTGATTGGGATGATGATGGTGGCACAGGTGATGAAACTGGAACTATCTTTACTAAAGATTCAATTCTTTATGCAGAGCAGTTCCCACTTCGTGTACAGCAAAGCTACAACTTAGAATATTTAGCAACCGAATTGGTCGTAGATCAATTAATCGGTGCAGCTCTACATCAAGCGATTGATGCAGCAGCTTGTCAAGTTGTAAACTTCAACAATCCGTAAACCTGGATAGTTGTTTTAATATGGGTGATGGGGCATATTTATTTATGCCCCTCATCTGATAACTTTTAAAAGTAGGAAATACTATGGCAACAGATTTAACCAACGTAGCTGTATCAACTGGATTCACACAGCTATTACATATTGACGGAGGAATTGGAGGTTCGGTCAATCGTATTTATGATGGCGATGGTACAGGTTCGCCATTAGAAATTTCTTCAACGACTGTACAGATTAAAGATGGCTCATTCGATTTTAATGTAGCCTCTCACGATGGAACCAATGGGCTGAAACTAGGGGGAACTTTAGTAACAGCAAGTGCAACAGAATTAAATTATGTAGATGTTTCAAGCATAGGAACAGCTGAAGCAAGTAAAGCAATCATTCTTGATAGCAATAAAGATATTACTGGCATACGCAATCTAACTGCAACTGGCCAAATAAGTGCAGCTGATTTTGTAACTACTGGCAACACTACCATTGGTAATGCAGCTGATGATACGATTGCTATGAACGCAACTATTACAACCGATCTTATCTTTGAAGGTTCAAGTGCAGATGCGAATGAGCTTACGCTTACTCCAGGTAATCCAGGATCTGATATCACGATAACTCTTCCAAGTGCAACCGATACTCTTGTTGGTCGTGCTACAACTGATACATTGACAAATAAAACTTTAACATCTCCAGATATTAATGCACCAGATATTGATGGTGGAACAGTTGATGCAATTACTTCACTAACAGTTGCAAACTCAGTTGATATTGGAAACTATACAATTACAGCAAATGGTTTTACAGCAGATGGCACTATTCAATATGGAAGTTTATCTGATGGATCAATTACTATTACAGCTTTTGTAGATGAAGATGGTATGGATAGCAACTCTGCAACTCTTGTACCTACACAACAAAGCGTAAAGGCTTATGTAGATGCACAAGTAACAGCACAAGATTTAGATGCAACAACTGATAGTGGAACGATAGCTATTGATCTGGATTCAGAAACATTAACAATAGCTGGTGGCGAAGGTATAGATACGAGTGCAACTTCAAACACAATAACGATTGCTGGTGAAGATGCAAGTACATCTAATAAAGGTGTCGCATCATTTAGCTCAGATAACTTTGCAGTTAGCTCTGGAGCAGTAACAATAAAAGATAATGGTGTGATTCTTGCTACCGAAACTACTGGAGATTATGTCCAGAATATTACTGGTGGAACTGGAATAGATAGTACGGGTGCAACTTCTGGTGAGAACATCGCTCATACTTTATCAATAGATTTAAATGAATTAACAACCGAAACAAGTATAGCTGATGATGACTTTATCGCTATGGTTGATGCTACGGATAGTGCTTCTGGTAAAATAACTTTTGAAAATTTAGAGGATGCAATATTCGCATCTGTATCTGGTGATATAGCAATAGCAGAAGATGGAACTGCTACGATTCAAGCCAATAGTGTTGCTATGGCTACTGATACAACTGGTGATTTTGTAAACAGCATAACAGCTGGAACTGGAATCACATCTACTGGAGCAACAAGTGGAGAAAATATTTCTCATTCATTAAGTATTGATGCAGCACAAACTGGGATTACATCTCTATTGGCAACCGATATTAAGATTGGTGAAGATAATGAAACTAAGATTGATTTTGAAGATGCTGATAAAATTAATTTTTACGCAGGAAATGAAAAACAATTAATCCTAGAAGATGGCGCTTTATATCCAGGATCTGATAATATTATAGATCTTGGAAAATCTGATAATGAATTTAAAGATGGGTTCTTTGATGGTACAGTTACAGCCGATGCTTTTGCTGGGCCATTAACTGGAAATGCAGATACAGCTACGCTATCAACAACAGTTACTGTTACAGATAGTACAGCTAATACAAACTTTCCAGTTGTATTTCATAATGAATCAAATGGTTTGCTAGACGATACAGGTGCTTTAAGATATAATCCAAGCACAGGTGAATTATTAGTTCCAAAATTAACTGTGGCTGGAGCTACAACAACAGTTGATACTGTTACTATGAATGCTTCAAATGCAATAATATTTGAGGGAGCAACTGCTGATAACAATGAAACAACTTTAAGCATTGTAGATCCTACTGCTGATCACACACAATATTTAATCAATCAAGGTGGATACATACCAGTTTTAGCAGCAGCTACGACAACTGCAATTACATCAACTCCAGAAGAATTAAATATCCTAGATGGTGTAACAAGTACAGCTTCTGAATTAAATATATTGGATGGAGTTACAAGTACGACTGCTGAACTAAATATTCTCGATGGAGTAACCTCAACAACTGCTGAACTTAACATCCTTGATGGTGTAACTGCTTCAGCAGCCGACATAAATCTTATAGATGGAATTACAAATGGAACTGTAATTGCAAGTAAAGCAGTTATAACAGATTCCAATAAAGATATAAGTGGTGGAAGAAATATAACAATTAGTGGTGAATTAGATGCAGCTACATTAGATATTTCTGGAGATGCAGATATTGATGGAACATTAGAAGCCGATGCTTACACAGTCAATGGAACAGCTCTTGATGAGTTTATTTCAGATACAGTTGGAGCTATGGTTGGCTCAAATACTGAAACTGGGATCGCAGTTACTTACGATGATTCAGATAATACCTTAGACTTTGTACTCGGTGCTTCTCAAACATCCCTAACATCAATGCTAAACGCAAGTTTAGTAGCTGGTAGAGATGCAGATAATCAGATCAAGTTTAGTACAGACGATCAAATAATCTTTAGAGTTGCAGGTGGCGATGGTGTTATAATGAAAGCAAGTGGTGAGATTGAAGCAACTTCCTTAGATATTAGTGGGGCAATTGATGTAAATGGTACAGCCAACTTAGATGTAGTTGATATTGATGGTGCTTTTACTCAAGATGGTGGAGCTGTATTTAATGAAGATTCTGCTGATGTTGATTTCAGAGTAGAATCAAGCAACGAACAATATATGTTATTTGTTGATGGTGGAAATGATGCAGTTTCTATCTCTGGTAGTCCAAGAACTGGTGTAACTGGATATGGTTATTCTGGTTTAAATATTGAAGGAACAAGTTTTCAAGGAGCATTATCTGTTATTGAAAACCAAAACGATGTTAGTGGTGGTTTGGTAGCTATTGGACATTCAAGAGGTACTTCAGCAAATTCTAACACTATATTACAAGATAATGATATTATTGGAAGGGTAACTTTTAATCCTTCTGATGGTTCGTCAGGCTCACCTTTTAGACTTGTTGGTGCAGAAATTAGGTCAAGGGTTGAAGATGGTTCTCCAGCTGAAGGTGAGATTGGTGCAGATTTATCTTTTTGGACAAATGATGGAGATGCAGTAGATGCCCATGAGCGCATGACAATTTCATCTTCAGGTAATACTACTTTTGCAGGTAATGTGTCTTTAAAAGGGGATTCAGGTAAATTAGCTTTTCTTAACGCTTCAGGTACTGAAAGAGCATTTTTACAATTAAGCAGTACAGGGTTAATTATAGACACTGATAGTTTTCTTGAATTTAAACCTAACAATACAAGAGCTTTATATATAGACAGTTCTCTTAACTCTACTTTTGCAGGTACAGCAAGAGTGGAGGGGAAAAGACTTGATTTAGCAAGTGGCACAAGTGGTAATGATGATTTTTATATTTACTCTATTGCAGATGATAGTGTAGGAACACAGAGAATAGGCTCTGCTATAAAATTTATGTCTACTGCAGCAAGTGGTGCTAATGATGGTCAAATAGCTTTTATGACTGCATCTGGTAATACAAATACTGAAAGGATGCGTATTACATCTACTGGATATATTGTTGCTAATGGTGCAACAGATAACGCAAGAGCAACAGCAGGAAATGTATTTAGGTCAAGCGCAAATGGTAATCCTGCCATTACATTATTATCACCATCTAATCATAGTGCTGGAGTTGGAAATGATATTGTAGCACTAAACTTTGCATCTAACCTTGAGTGGTCAGCATCTAAAGATGGTGTATATGCTCAAATAAGATGTGAAAATGG